TGGTATTTCTTATCCACTAAATCATAAAGGTCTTAAAAATCCATCAACACCTAATGCAATGACATACGCAGATTGGATTAAAGAATTCACAAAATAAAAGAGCAAAAGAGCTCGTTATACATAAGGCGATCCGAGACTAAGTCCAAGCTCTGGCCTGGACGAAGTCTTTAGGATTGCAACGCTCCGCGAGATCGAAAGCAAAGTATGCAAACAGTCTTAGGTCAAACAGATAAAGTCAAACACGACAAAATATTTCGGCTACAATCTAAAATACAATCAAGAAAAGATTATATGATAGGTGCAATTACCTATTCAGAGGCCCGAAATGATAAAAAACAACTCATCAAATTAGACAAATTCGTCAAACAATGTGACTCCCTATACAATCGTCTTGTTATTATATATAACAATTACCAACACCAAGAATATTTAAATATATATAGAGAAGTAAACACTTGGTCTAACCGAAAAGTACATCTTCTAGATCTCTTCGGAATTCACCAAGCAACTTCTCGATCATTAAATAAAACATTAACTTGGTGTTTGGAATATCTAAGCGAAAGCGCAAAGCAAACAAGTATAAACATTACCTCAGAACGCCTCAGATTAGAGTTCTACGATAAACTAGATAAAGGATGGTTCATGGTCTTCAGTACGCTTACAGTAGATCCTGATCATTATGAGAAGGTATTTAGTAAAGGTTCAGATTGTTGGCGTAACTACATTAGAAAAATTCAAAGAAAAGTTGCAGCACAATGCTATGGATCATGGCGTAAAGCTAAAAGACAACATTACTTCAGTTATTTCGCAGTAGTAGAAGAAGGTGGAGAAACAGATCGATTACATATCCATTCATTAATGTTCATGAAATCATCAATAGATCTAACGGATCCAAATGCAGGTCTGGCAATACCTCATAAAAGAGAGATTAAAGGCCTTACCCATTTATGGGAATATGGTTTTTCAACTCATACACCAGTACGATGGAACAATACAGATTCATGGGCCAAAAAAGATTGGCGATGGGCCGTAGAGTTCGATAAAGAATTAAACACTTGGCAACCTATTCAAAATAGTACAGTAGGAAAAATGTGTGGCTACTTAATCAAGTACGTTATGAAATCAAAAAAAGTAAAATTAAAAGGAGAAATATACTCATGGAAAATCAAAATGAGCAAAGATCTGGGAAAACATCAGATCAACAAAGTAATCAATCAGCTGAACGATCAGCAACTACTAACATTAATAGCACCCAGGAAATATCCGAGTCTAGTCAAGATGTACGGGGAACCAGTAATCAGCAAATTAATCAGACAGATAGCAGTCAAACAATTATTGAAGAGACACCCCCGCTTACCGGTCTTGCCAAAGGATACAACTTTGCGAACGCTATTGAGGAATACGACGAGAAAGAAATGCGACCACAAGCTGCAGAGTTTTGGCGATTCCGTTCTCACTCTCATGAACAACAAGGTTACATTTGATATTGAAGAATTCTATAGAGTCAAAAAAATATTAGAGGCAGATCACCAGGTAAAAAGCGATACAACAGAAACAAGCGGTGCAAATCCTGTATATACCATTTGACACAACATATAGAATATGTATTATAAAAAAATAACGGTCGAAATACTTATTTGTAACATAATAAAAAAAAGAATAAAGAAGCTTAACAAATCATATATTATGCGACGTAAGTATTAGACCATTCTACAAATATGAAAGGTTTAGTATATGTACGGTTACAAAAAAGCAACACCACAAGATATAGCTATAGAGAAATTGTTTGATCAAGGCTATCACATAAGACATGACAACCATATTAATGTTCTAATGGTATCAAGTACAGGTAAAATAGTAACGGTCGATCAAAACGGTAGCGTGGTAGAGCAATGAGACTAGGCAAATTGATTTTGCTTATCATGGAATTAACAACAGCCGTGAAGGTCCTTAAAACATATGTAGATAATGCAGCACAGGAAGATCATGTATTAGACACGTATTTTATGCAGGACTTAGTAAAAAAAATTAATGAAATCCAAACTATAATAAACAACGAAATCGCATAGCGATAGAAAGGCAACAAATGGCAAGACATTTATCATTAAGCACAGTCAGAGGAGCTCTAACTGTATTAAGTAACGGTTCAGTAGTAGATGCGGCCCAGAGCTGCGGATGTACAGAATCAGATTGGAAGCTGTTGACCGGATCGAAGGTATTCATCGGTGTAGATAGACCACGAGTAAAAAGATTATTAGATAACATCATATATGGTGTTGTTGATACGTTAGGTTTACCTCGTTTCGAATTACCAGCAGAGTATGCGGCAGCGTGTATTGCAATGTTTGTGAACCCAGTAAACTTTTTCCCTGCGTGTTCATGGATCGGTACATATGCACGGTCCGAGGATATAGCAGATTATCATGGCAACTTAGATTCAGTCCAAGGATTGGAGACTGTATCAAGTAGCAAACTATTCGCTCTCGTGTTGGAGATAAGTGGAGGCGGTATGTGTGCCCCATTTGCGGCAGCGTTAAAAAAGAAAACAGGAATCTTCACAGTAGGAGTTCAGGATGAAGAGAGCAGTAAAAAGATCACCACGAGCAAACAAAAGTCTACGCAGTCGTAAGAAACTGAAAACGACAAAAAAGGTTTTTCGTGGTGGCAAGGTGATCTAATGGATCACGTTATCGAAATATTCATAGGTCTTATGGCGTTGTTACAATCATTTAATTTATGGCTAGCAATGCAAACTGCTAACCAATTAGCAACGTTAAGAGACCAATTAAGAGAGCATGAGTTAGATAGAAGGGTACATAAGTAATGCAAAAATTTATGACAATACTTGGTTACCTGGTGCGGTTAATGCCGGAACAGGAAACGGAAGAAACAATAGGCGAATTCTTATTGGATAGCCTGGAGACATTTATAGCAAAAACAGACAATCAATGGGACGATAAATTAGTGCTCCCATTAATAAAGTGCATGAGGATTGCACACAATAAAGAGGAAAAATAAAATGCAAAGATACGATTATGATTTAGGTCATTTCTCTGCGACGTGTGGACAATTAGGACGATTACAAACGTTGTCAGTTATTCCCGTTATTGCAGGAGATACCTTGTCAATAGATATGGACGCTGCGTTACGTTTATCGCCATTGCGGATGCCAATGACATTAGACGCAAAAGTAGAGTTCTGTGTGTTCTACGATAAATATCGTCATGTATATGGTGATACATGGGTAGATTTAATTAAAGAAGGTATGAATTCAGCAAGTAGCATTGAATTGCCGAATATTGTAGCAGATCGCTGGGATGGTATTGGAGACGGTGCTCATTATCCTATCGAATATCTAGCTGGCAATGGAATGAAAACAAACATTAAGAAGCATTATGTGGCATCTTATAACCGTATATGGAATGAGTATTTCCGTATTCCGAATGTTACAGGGCCTTACGCTGACGATTATATTATTGGTGAGGATGTAACTGACGCAGGGTATCACCCTGCAGATGTAAATCAAAATGGGACCATTACAACAACGGAGTTTTATAATTACGTTCGAAACGTTGTAGGTCTTTCCATGGCTACTGTTAATAGACGTTGGCACGGATCCCAAAGCGGTACAGGTAAAGTAAGTGATGCAAATTTAAGAGAGTTCGGTTATTCAGAGCTGACTAATTATAGTAATACAAACCTGACATTAGACGCAGTTTCTAAAGAAGAACGTAGATATGGCCGTCGTTGTGCAAGATTACCGCAGCAATGGAATACTGGATTACCTGAATCTGGATATACAAATGATCAATTTGGATCCATAAATACAATTGCTGGGTCTTTTGATTTATTAGACATTGCCCAGGCAACAGCACAGATGAAAACGGAAATAGACCGTGATTGGTTTACAAAACGTTATCGTGATCATATTGGCGATACATTTGGAGCCGGTGGTATTAGTATTGACGCAGATCAACGTCCTGAGTTGTTATTACATGATGCCGTACATTTAAGCGGTTATGACGTAGATTTAACTTCATTAGACGGAGCAGGTCAAACTACAGGCAAATCAGCTGGTATGTTTAAGATTCAAATGCCTAATAAGTATTTTAACGAACATGGCACCGTATGGGTTATGTGTTTGGTAAGGTTTCCAGCAGTATTGCAGCAAGACGCACATTATCTTTCAAATGTAACACTTGATTATAATACTGTATCAGGCGATCCGCGTGTTATTGAGAATATGCCACCAATGGACTTCACTGTCGGCGATTTAACATCGATGACGGATACAACAGTATTAGGAATGCGTTCATTCGCAGATTGGTATCGTTGGCAACCGAATAGAATTCATAATGATTTTCATGATGAAATGATATTTAACGCTAGTAATTCAGGTGATGGATATCCGTTTATTGATGGCCAGCAAATTAATTGGACGAATCAAAATGAAATCGCATATGACGCACATCAAGAAAATGGTTTAAATGGTTATGATGGTTATTTTCAATCTGTCCGTTTAGGTCATTGGAATTGCATTGCTCGTATTAATGCGGCCGCAAAGCGAATTGTGCCACCAGCAAGTAAATCAATTAACGCAGGAGTATAAAAAATGTATAGGAATAAAAAAGTAGGTGATGCTTGCATCGTGGATCTTGGGTCAACTATTAAGGAGTTAACAACGGTAAGTTTTGGCAACTATATGTCAAATATTAATCCTGCAACTAATGGAAAGTCCGAAGTATGTGAGACGTTTAAAGTAGCGTCTGATATCGGAGTAGCTGGAGCAACTGGTTCAGCTACTCCAACACCTGTCAGTTTAGGTGTAATATTGCCCAAATTGGGTCGTAGTGATAATATTTCATTATCTGTATTCGGGAGTGTATATATGACTGCTGGAAATGTTCATATAATTACTCCATTTATAGCATCTGAAGGATCTACAGAATGGTCAGGTCAGTCATCTGAGGAATTAGGTAATAGAATCTATTTACCTCACCAGAATAACAGACTATCAGGTTCAACATCAATAACGTTTAAAACTGATATTATCTTAAAGGATATGGGTTATGGAATGGATCTGAAAGATAAAGGAATTGCGATCGGTTTTGAAATAAATAGCGTCGTAGATGGTGCTGGGCCTCAAAATGTGTTATTTTTGAAAGGTACATTATCAGCACGTTATAATTATTCACCTATTAAGACACTTGATCAGGAGGTTTAAAGAAAATGGATCCAACTGTACAGGCTTCATGGATAACTGGAGGTGCAAGTTTATTAGGTAGTTTATTTGGTCGTAGTAAAGGTCCAAAAATACCAGCTCCGAAGACTGCCGAGCAGATGAAAGCTGACATGGATACTATGTATACAGGAACGACACCCTGGGAGCGCTTAGGCGCTTCCGGTGGTGGCGTGCCTCAAGCAGCAGCACAGCAAGATTCTGCAAAGATTCAAGCAAAGGTTCAACAGCAAGCTCATAAAAATCAAATGGCTATCACACAATCCCAAATATTGGGAAATATGGCAGTAGCTAATATTAACGCTAAAAATAAATTAGATGTAGTGGAAGCAAGTAAACCAGTAACAACTAAGTTTACAGGTCCTATGATAGATAAAGCTATGGATGTATTATATAATAAGGGTGAATATGCAACGGATCGTGCTAAGGAATATATACAAAAATTCAATGAACCTAAAAAAAAGGAAAAAGAACTAACCAAAAGAAAATTAAAAATACATAGTTCAAATTGGTCTGGACACCCGTTACATGACGGAAAAAGTGGTATTTCTTATCCACTAAATCATAAAGGTCTTAAAAATCCATCAACACCTAATGCAATGACATACGCAGATTGGATTAAAGAATTCACAAAATAAAAGAGCAAAATTGCTCGTAAAGCATAAGGCGATCCGAGACTAAGTCCAAGCTGTGGCCTGGACGAAGTCTTTAGGATTGCAACGCTCCGCGAGATCGAAAGCAAAGTATGCAAACAGTCTTAGGTCAAACAGATAAAGTC